GCCTATAGAAGAGCAAACCCTGGAAGTAAACTAAAAACAGCCGTGACAGGAAAAGTGAAGCCTGGATCAAAAGCTGCTAATCGTAGGAAATCATACTGCGCTAGATCACTAGGACAATTAAAACGGTCATCAGCAAAAACACGTAACGATCCAAACTCACGAATAAGACAAGCACGGAGAAGATGGAAGTGTTAAATGCGAAGATCAATACTAGAAGCTCTTAGAGCTAGATACGAAGCCGAAATCGCTGAAGCAGACGCAACAGCAAATATATACCTAGAAAATTCTGTAGGTATTGGTGAGCATCCCCAACACATAGAAGAAGTAAATAAACAAATAGAAAAAATCGCTAACGCAAAAGAAAAATTAGATGTGTTAGATGAGTTTGAACCAGCGAAAGGAACGCAACTATAATGGAAGATTTAGTGTTAATACAAAAACTACAAAGAGTTATAAGAGAAAGACACGATGATGTAGTTACTGCAATGGCTTCAGGAGCTGTTGACAATATGGAGAAATATCAATATATGTTAGGGCAGATACGAACTTATCAGTATCTAAGTCAGGAAATATCCACCCTGCTAAACAAAAAGGAGCAAAATGACAAAGACGGAACCATTATCAACATCAAAGCCAAAAGTGATTCTACCAAATAAAGAATTAGTTGGTGTTGAAAAAGAAAAGAAAAAAGAAATCAACGAAGAATCAAAGCTTCCCGATCCAACAGGTTGGAGAATATTAGTTTTACCTTTTAAACAAAAAGAAAAAACTAAAGGTGGTTTAATATTAGCAGATGAAACAGTAGAACGTTCACAAGTAGCATCGACTTGTGGATTAGTTTTAAGAATGGGACCTCACTGTTATGATAAAGAAAGATACCCTGAAGGTCCTTGGTGCAAGAAAGGTGATTGGATTATCTTTGCAAGATATGCTGGATCACGAATTAAAATAGATGGGGGTGAGATAAGACTTCTCAATGATGACGAAGTTTTAGCGACCGTGGAAAACCCTGAAGATATATTCCACGAATTTTAACAATCATAGGAGATACTATGCCCGAAGCAGAAGAAAAAAATGTAATCGATATTGACACTAGCGAACAACCAACGGAGGACAAAACATATGAAAACGAGCGTGAAACAAAGCTTGAAGACAATAATCAGTCCGATGATTCATCTCAGAAACTTAATGAGCAGTCTGATGTTTCTGAAACTAAGGATGATGGGAGTGATAAGCAACAAGGTCAAGGTAAAGAACTTGAAGAATATTCTGAAGGCGTTAAAAAAAGGATAGCAAAGCTTACAAAAAAAATGCGTGAAGCCGAAAGGCAACGTGATGAAGCACTATCTTTTGCAGAACGTACTAAAAAAGAAAAAGAACATCTTACTTCTAAAGTTTCTCAACTCGATACAGGTTATGCATCAGAGATGGAAAACAGAATTAAGTCGTCTTTAGCGGCAGCACAAGCTAAATTAAAAGTTGCTAGAGAAAATAACGACATAAAATCAGAAGTAGAAGCTTCAACTCAAATTTCTCAGTTAGGTTATGAGCAAGCTAAACTAGCAGAACTCAAAACTAGACAAGAAATGGAGTCAAAAGCAAGAGAAGAACAGGAAAAAGAGCCTAAAAAACCCGAACTTCCTGAAACTACAGGTCAAACTGACCCTAGAGCTACTGAATGGGCGTCTAAAAACGCTTGGTTTGGTACAGATTCAGCTATGACTTACACTGCTTTTGATTTACACAGAAAACTTACCGAAGAAGAAGGGTTTGATCCTCAATCTGACGACTATTATGAAGAGATTGACAAAAGAATTAAACTTGAATTTCCGCATAAATTTGGTAATGTAACTCAACAGACTAGTAAACCTACACAAACTGTTGCATCTGCAACGCGTAGTCCAAAGACTGGTCGCAAATCGGTGAAACTCACATCTTCCCAAGTAGCAATTGCTAAAAAATTAGGTGTGCCACTAGAAGAATATGCGAAACAACTTATGAACACGAAGGAGGCATAAGCATATGACAAAAGATAAAAAAGCCAATCCACGTGCGAGTCAAACGAAGCAAAGCGATACTAAAGAAGTTGTATCACAAGCTAAAACGGTTGCACCAAAAGTGAAACCAAAAGTTTGGGCTCCACCATCGTACTTAGATACGCCCAACGCGCCAGAAGGATTCAGACACAGATGGGTCAGAATAGAAATCTTAGGGTTCGTCGACACGAAAAACATACAAGGACGCTTAAGGTCCGGGTATGAGTTAGTAAGAGCCGATGAATATCCTGATGAGGACTTTCCAGCAATCACCGACGGCAAATACGCAGGGGTTATCGGGCACGGAGGCCTTGTGCTGACAAGGGTACCAGAAGAGATCGCGAGACAGCGTACTGAATATTATATGAATCAGGCGCAGGATCAAATACGAGCAGTAGACAACGATCTTTTGAAGGAACAGCATAAGAGTATGCCTATCGATATCGATAGACAATCTCGTACAACCTTCGGTGGCAAAGAGTAGTTAATTTTTTAACAATTCCAACCAGCGAAATAAACTAACCGAGATGGTAAAACATCTCACTTAAGGAGAAAAAAACTATGGCTAATAGTTCATCAGTCGGTTTCGGCTTGAAACCAATTAAGATGTACGGCAATGGTTATGAGAACATGGGTTTAGGTGAATACCCTGTTGCAGCATCCTCTGACGCTATCTACAACCAAGATTTGGTTTGTCAGCATACGACAGGATATGTAATAGTTGGTATAGCTGGTACAGAAGATATTATCGGCTCACTAAACGGTGTTTTCTACACTGATGCTACTACAAACAAGCCAACGTTCCAGAACTACCTTCAAGCATCAAACACTGCTACAGACATCGTTGCACTAGTTAACGACAGTCCGCTTCAGCAGTATGAGATCAGAAGTGACGCGACTGGAGCCTCTTCACAAGCAAGTGTTGGGGAAGTTGCAGATATAACTTACGTTGCAGGAGGAAGTCCGAACTACGTTTCGAAAACAACTCTTGCTTCAGCAGGTTTAGCTGCAGGCGCGACTAAACAATTAAAAGTGATTGGTGTCTCAAGAGACCCGGAAAATAATGACTTAACATCGGCTAACGTCGTATGGAGAGTTGTTATTAACGAGTCGTTCTTCTTGGATGCCACAGGAATCTAATAGGAGTATTAAATTATGGCTATATCACGAAATCAACTAGTTAAAGAACTAGAGCCAGGTTTGAATGCACTATTCGGCCTGGAATATAAACAGTATGATCAAGAACATACTGCTATATACACTACAGAGTCATCTGACAGAGCTTTTGAAGAAGAAGTTATGTTGTCAGGTTTCGCTCAAGCACAAGTAAAACCAGAAGGTTCAGGTGTTGTTTATGACAAGGCTCAAGAAACTTTCACAGCTAGATACACTAACGAAACAATTGCGTTAGCGTTTGCTATTACTGAGGAAGCTATTGAAGATAACTTGTATGACAGACTTGCTTCTAGATATACAAAAGCTTTAGCAAGATCTATGGCTCAAACTAAACAAGTAAAAGCAGCTGCACCATTAAACAATGGTTTACCTGGAGGAAGTTTCAATTCAGGTGACGGTGTTACTTTATTTAACACTGCGCATACAACTATTGCTGGATCTTTCAGCAATACTTTAGCGACTGCTGCGGACTTAAACGAAACTTCATTAGAGCAAGCGATGATTGACATTGCTGCGCTTACTGATGAAAGAGGTTTAAAGATCGCTGCGAAAGCTACAAGAATGGTAATACCATCTGCACTTCAATTTACTGCTGACAGACTTATGAATTCTGCTGGTAGAGTTGGAACTGCTGACAATGATATTAACGCACTAAGAAACATGGGAATGATTCCTGGAGGATACTCTATTAATCACTACCTAACAGACACAGATGCGTTCTATCTAATCACAGACGTGCCAAATGGTATGAAACATTTCGAAAGAGCTCCATTGACTACTAAAATGGAAGGTGACTTCGATACTGGCAATGTAAGATACAAAGCTAGAGAAAGATACGTATTTGGTGTATCTGACCCTAGAGGTATTTTTGCATCACCAGGTGCTTAATAAATAATTTTTTGAGGCGGGACACAATCCCGCCTCAATCATAAAATAGAAAGGAAAAATGCACCCCAAAAACTTCAGAGTTCAAATATTCGCTTATAAACATTATGCAGATTTTATAGTAAACTGCATCGATGCCCCATTAGACATAGAAAATGCTATCATTGACAAACTAGGAAAAGGTGATATAAAATGGGATTATCTTGGAGAAATGCATGATCCAAGAGTAAAAAGAATAACCTATGAGGAGGTTATCAATGGAGGCGATAATGCAACACCTAGGCGACCTGTACACGAAGAAGAAGGGTCTGGATCTGGAGTGGGAGCAGGAACACCTTAAAGAGGGTAGATATACTCTCAACATGGTTAAGATTGACCGAAAAGTTAGAGAAGTCATTAGCCATATAAAACTTGCAGAAGCTAAAAAAGAGCATTTGCAAAATAAGGTAGAAGACGCTGCTCCTCAAGTTTCTGTAGCTACTTAATAAAAAGCTACATCGTTGGAAAAACATCATCCACACTGTAGGCTCTCTTGCACTCAATATAAAACTGTTGTATAAAAGAAATACTAAGATAATTAATTCATAAATTGGTTATTCTTTTCTTAGTAAGAATAACTGGCGCATGGAGGCGCTGATTATATGACAACACATTTTAAAAATGGAGTTAC